CCCGTTAGTGTCCCACGCGGCCCTTCTGGGTCGACGCGGGTCTGCCCGTCAGCTACGATTCGTCTCTACGCTGCCTTTCGGCTTTGTTTTGACTGATCTTTGCGGACAAATGCAGAACGCTTCGTCCTTTCACCTAACCTGGAGAAACCATCCATAAGATAGTCAGACCAAGCATAAAGGTGTGGCGGTACACCCTCCACTGGTATCCTCCAGTGAAGCCTCGTTAAGACCACTTGCTGGTCATAATCGGGTGTCCTACTAACTTCTACATCGGAGGAAGAGAGCCTCTGGATATACCAAAGGATCAGCCCCCGAACACCGGCTGCTCCAAAGCTCGTAGCGCGTTTGCTTTTCGCTTTACGCGTGAGTCCTTTGAAGAAATGCAAGCCGCCGAACCTAACTCGGATCACTCCGATACGGTACGCGGTATTCGCATCCACGTGTACGCCCGACTCTGTCGAGTCGTTGTGTGGAACCAATGGGAGATGCGCTTTCTGCCTAACGGCTTCGAGCACACCTTTCCTTAGGTATTCCCACAGCGCTCCGTGTGGTACACTAATGCCAACCAGCCCGTTAATATGATGGGCAAGGTCAGCTCGTGTTGCAGCTTGTCCCCGATAGTAAAAGGGACGAGTGTCTACCCCCTCAAAGTAGTCCTTGCCGCAGGATTCCCGAAAGGGACCTTCAGCGAAGGATTTCGTGAGGTTCGGCACGAAGCCGAGGTAGCGTAGCAATGCGCAGACGTCACCGTACAAGTGCGACTCTAGGATGATGTCGTCACCGTACACTGTGAAATCCTCACTACCGACAGCGACGCACGCCGCGGCGAAGACCAATGTCTCAACCGTGAACGTGAAGCCGTTACCCATACTACTAAACTTGGCGTAAGTTCCTTCGCCAAATTTACCCTTGTAGCATGGTGTACGCAGGCGATGCAACGTCATGTACCAGTCCTCTGGAAAGAGGTAGGGCACAACGTTATACGCCAACGTGTCGGATGCCATCGAAAGATCGATGGTAGCAAGTTTGCCAGTGATAGACCCAGAACGGGCCATTTCCTGGTTTTTGCGCTGGGATGAGAGGTCAATACCGAGGCACTTTCGCAAGCGCTTCTTTAACCACGAATCGACCGAAAGCTGAACTGGGAGGTTCCCAGCGGGCTCGGCCGCAATCGTCCGGTTGGTACTGATGCTCTTGGACACTGTCACAATCCTATTGTGACACACCTCGTGGAATTTGGGTGCCCTCCCGATATAATACTTCGACAGGGCTTCCACGTAGGGCCAAGCGCCAGACGTACATGCGATCGACTTCCGTACCTTCATGTAAGGCACTGATCTTTCACGCGACGTCTCAGACGTCGCCCCAGACGTAACTCTAATTGACTCAGGGAGTACCCCCAGCCAACGAGAATGACTACCACAGACCTCAGATATGACACGGCGCATTTTGGATATTTGCGCTGATCGTACGTCGTCCAGCCGTTCAGGCCGAAGCGCGTACCAGTCTAACCGTCGGTTAGTGATCCGACACAAACGCTCTGCCCTATCAAAGGACAGTCGGGCACTTGCGTCACAAACCTTCTCCACCGCATAGTCGATGTTCTTCTTGAAGAACGCGGCCATTTGGGAACAGAAGATCGTCATCTGAAGCTCACTATGTGCCTCAGGTTCGTCCGTCAAAGCGGCTAGCTTATGGGCGGATCTTGAGCGTATTAGGCCCTCGACCCGTTTACCAAAAGCGGTACCGCAAAAGGGGCTGTCTCGCAAATAGAGCATAGCAACCTTGCATATGTCTATTACACCATGAGTCTTCATGGAACCTCCAACGATGGATGGATCGAAAGTCATGCCGGAAGTCCTCTAGGCGGGATGCCTACAGGCGGCACGTCACGTCACAGAGCAGTCGGGCCCTACTTGGACCAGGACTGAGAGGTGACAGTAGCCGTAAACTCGTCCGAAGCGACAACGTCGCGGAAGACGGCTAAGGCGCTGGTGACGTCGCCCGTTACCCCATTCGCGGGGCGACGGACAATGACCTCGAAGGAGGTGCGAGCAGCGAGAGGGAGATCGGCCTCGTCTTTGGTTCCGTAAACGACCCGAATAGAGTCGTCCGCGACACCGTCGACATTGGTAGCGATCTTACGACGCTGGATTGCCAAGCGAGGCTGCGCGATCGTGTGACCGGGCAGCTGATAGGTCTTGGAATTGCCATTGGAGGCGAACTCCACAAACGATGTGGCACGTGCGGCCATTGTTTATCTCCGTGAACGATGTAAATCGTTGATGGCCTGATAGATGAAGCCGATGACATCTGCCACCTTCCACCAATCAAACCGTAGGTTAACGTGGGGAGCAAGGGAGACCTCGGAAGGTTTCCTTGTTCGAATCTCCTCAACGTAATGATAGTAGCCAGACATGGATCCTGAAGCGTTCGGGTAAGTTCCCGATCCCTCCATGGTAACCGTGGTATCGATCTCCACGAATGTTCCAAAGCCTGCTACCCCGTTCGTCTTAAGGGTAAACGCCAGAGCGTCCAGAGCCGTCCCAACACCAATAAACCAATCGATAACAAACGACCACGGGAGTAATTCCCAAGCCGTCGTCAGAGGATCGATTTTATATTTGGGTGGGATAATCTTTGCGGCTACTCGGCCTCGCCCGGATGATGAAACCCGGGAAAGAACCGTGAACTCCAGGGAATAGATTGACCCTGGCCAACTCACTACCTCCGTCACATCAACTGAAGCAGCAGCGGATGCATGCTTTCGCACGATCCGAGCCTCGCCATCTAGCTTGTTGGCGATCTCGATGATGTTCAAGATGTCGTAGTAAAGCGGTCTTAACGCGTACCTAATCTCTAGGTACAGGTCGACCATGCCCTTTTCCAAGTGCACTTTGCCCCACCTTTTCGAGCGGAGGATCGAAAGGATCCGCCAAAGGTTCTTCCAGACAAGAGTCCGGAGTTGCCCTATTTCTGCAAGAAAGGTAAGAGCGTCGAAGTCAGCCGCCATCTTGGCCGCTGCAGCTTGAACAAGCTTATCTTCGTCTAAGTGCGCTAAGGCTTCGTCGATTTTCGACTGCGCAGGACCTCTGGGATAAGCGGTTTGGTATGGCCCAGAATTGGACCACCTATATCCGCCGTACCAGTTGATACCCGTTAGGTCAAACGAACTTTGCGACCCATCTACGTGCCAGCTTCGATAGCTGTACACGTTATATGGGAGCAAGTCGCCGCGAGACCGTTTACGGAAATACTCTAGAGTATCACCGCCGCTTGCAGTTGTTTGTTGACTGCTAGTCGAAACTCCGGACCATCCATCGTACCACGCGACTCCGCCCCCAGGGGCGTATACAGTCGTTTGGTGGTTCGAATAGACAAGTCCGGGGCCTGTTGTTTTACTCTTCATGCTAAAGCTCCTTAAAGGCCATGGTTGTAGAGGCGCAGTCACCGATCAGGTGACTATCCGCACCGCAAACATGACGTTAGAGAGCCATGCATGCATCAGCAGACGTCCGCCCTAGGGCCGACTTCGCCGATGGGAAGCACGGTGTGGTGACGAATCACACCTTTGCAGACTCGCTGAGATGCGAGTC